ATTAATTTCAATTGTTCATTGGTGAGTATGTCGAGAGCAGATTTGGCCTTTTCATTACTATATCCATAATACTCTTTTACACACTCAATGTCTTTAATCTTACTAGCTCTTAGAAATGGAGTAAACCTTTTCTTAGACCTAATACTATTTAGTAGAAATTGAAATTGCATATCTCTATCAAGAAAATGATTTCGATTCATTTCATTGCAGAGCATTATGGTGTCTGGGAAACCAGACAGGACTTTGTTGACCATAAATGCAGGGTACTTCTTTTCCCACATTGGGTCATCTGAGTTCATTAGATTCTTTTTGGTGTGATTTATTGCCGGCAGGTAATCTTTAAATAAGTCGTACATTTAATCTCTCCAGTTGTATGAAGGTTCTGAATCATTCACATCATAGATGTTCGGGTGATTCATTAGAGCAAGTCTATATGGCGTCCATTTGATACCTCTACCCCAACCAAGTTTATTAATTATTTCTTTTTTAGTCATTGACTTGTTATCTTTAATCCAACCAATAATCTCTTTTAACTTATCACTATCACCCATTACTTTTTGTTCTGATAGCAACTCATTCATATAATCATTCATTTCAATCATTTTATCTTTATATATAAGATTGTTATGTAGGTGTTCTAAGGACTCTCTTGCACGAACATTTCTTACTGGTGTGTCTAAATACATGTTCAGAAGTATTAACGCTTCATCATCAGTAGTAAAGCAGTCAGCATTAGAATTTAGTTCTTTATTATATGGTGCCCGGTACATAATGTAAGGTACGCCGTTCATCATACCATCTGTAGTTGCAACACTCCATCCACCATAAGTTTGTTTAGGTGAGAAACCAACACAACAATCTTTAAGTCGATTGTAATACCATTGTTTATTACCCTTATCAGTAATCACATAATCTCTATTTGATTTTTCTAGCAAAGGTACCCACACTTTAAAGTCTTGTCTTGTTTCCCACAACTTATCTGTAAGTGCTATGAACTGTTTGAAATGTTTGTAAGTATCTGGTCTATGATTAAACACAATAATCTTTTCAGGCGTTTCGTTTATTTCAGATATGATGTCGCCATCATTTACACCCAAATGTTGTACAGTCAAAATGTTATCTAGTTTTTCGATAGTCTTATCATTAAAGGTTTCTTTTGCTTGACTTATAACCAAATCTTTTTGATGCTGTGTGTTCAAATAACACCTTTCGTATTCTAATAGTCCTGTAATGTTTTGTAAGAAACTATCTTTAGTCCAAGTGACCACATCCTTTACATCAAACCAATGACAATAACCAAACATCGGCGGAGTGTGATGGGTTATATTATACATTGTGTTTTTTAATGCGTGTGTATGTTCTGGCAGATGAGTCATTACTACATCAAAATCTAAATCTTTATTTAGTATTTTTTTAATATCTTTTACGCTGAAGTTTGACCTCATTGTTGGCGGATATGTTTCAAAGTCTGTATAGTATTGTGTTACATTATCAAATGCTAATGAAGGAACCGCACAAGGCAAAATAAGATAAAACCACAAATCATCACGAATGTCATTTAGTAGTTTGATTTGATTTTTAATAACCTGAATATAAGAGTCTTTTTCTAAGTCTTCCTGAAAAGTAATATTAGGATACAAAAGTACCCTAACAGTCTTATTTAGCTGTCTGTCTAAGTTAAAAAGATTCATTACTTAAACTTAACTTGCGACATCAATTCAGTCAAACATGCAACTAGATTAATCTCTTGGTCTGCTACGAAGGCAGATTTGTATTGATAGTCAGCGATGATTAGAATCGCATGAGGTATTGTTTCTGGTTGTAAAGTTGTGTTCAGACTATCATAAATCTTTCGAAAGATTTTAACAGGGTCGTTGTCAAGATTATTTACAACCCACTTTCTCATATCGCCAAACTCTTTTGCTTTGAGATGACCAGTTAAAGACTTTAGATTCTCATCTGAAATGTTTACAAGAACGCCAGCATCAATAGCACCACTTACAGAATATCTTTGCAACTCATTAATAAGTTTTCTGAAATCTGGAAAGTGTTTTGTGATTAACCCAACAAGTGCCTTATCTTCATATTCTATATTTTGTTCTTTGAGAATATAAACTGCCCTGTCCATTAACTGACTAGCAAGTTTAGGTTTGTCTTTGTTATTGATTCTGAATTCTATATTTGAGAATCGACTGTGAAGTGGTTCAATGATTCTATTCTTAAAGTTACATGTAAGAATGAATCGACAGTTCTTATGAAACTCCTCAACAAAGCCTCTTAAAGCAGGTTGTGTTGATTGAGGATTAAGATAATCTGCCTCATCTAGTATCACTACCTTCTTACCGCCAGAGAGTGATACTGTTGAAGCAAAGTTTTTGATTTTATTTCTGAGAACATCAATGCCGCCTTCTTCAGAACCGTTAATCATTATCCAATCACAGTTCATTTGCTCACACAATGCCTTCGCAACTGTGGTCTTGCCGACACCTGGTGTGCCAGAAAATAACATATTTGATATCTCGCCCTTGTCAATAAAGGACTGAAATAATGTTTTTAGAGATGCAGGTAGTATGCAATCATCAATTGTTTTTGGGCGATATTCTTCTACCCATAGAAAGTCCGTATTCATAATTCACCTTATTCATAATATTAAAAAAATTAACCAGCGTCAAAAACACTATCTGGTTCAAGTGCAATCCAATATTCAATTGGAAGTTTTGTATTTTTAAAGTGAGAGATAGACTTTGATGATACGGCAACATCATAATCGCCAGACATCATTTTGAGATTTTCTACTTTGAAATAGAAAGTGTAATCTGCTGTAGCGTTTTCGCCGACAACAATATCAAACTTGTTTGAAGTATCATTTTTCTTATCACATACTTTCAATACTACATCGCCACCTTTTGTGCCGATAAGAGCAAGGTCAGGTGCTTTTAGAATAGCAGCCATTTTTTGTAGTTGTGCAAGATTTGATTCAGTCAAAGTAAATGTTACATCTGATTCAGGCATGTTTACATCTTTAGTCGGTGATACGATTACTGACGGGTCAGAATAAAAGTATTTTGCCTTAGACTTACTACCTTCTGTAGATATTGTCATGTACTTATCTTGTAGTGTTAGTGAAGGTTTATCTAAACTAGATACTACAGATAAAAATTCGTTTAGGTCATAGATGCCGAATTCATTATCAAATGATTCTGTGATAGTTGCCTTGGCAAAAATGTTTCTCATGGTTGAGATGGTGTTAAGTTCACTTCCTGGTTTGATTAATATGTTAGTATTAATTTCAGAAAAGTTTTTGAGTATATCGTGTGTTACTTTGTTGAGTTGCATTATATAGTTTCCTTCTTATTGTTATCAATTAATGTATTATACATTAGTTTCATTATTTTGTCAAGCGAATAGTGGGACAGTTTTTCTTGGAAGGAGAAACTGCCCAAAACCTTTTCATACGGTGTCGTTGCGGACGACACTCTACCTCGAAATGCCAGGGCTTACGAGTTGCCTAGCATTACTATTTATAAGGTATAATACTTTATTGGTTAGAATAAGCGTATGTTTGTGTACCATAAAGAGATTTGATACCAGCAGCAACGATTTCGTTCATGTTAGTAGTTTTTTCATCTTTACCAAAGTAAAATACTTTGTCAACACCAGCGGCAATAATTGCCTGAGTTGGTTTGCCTAAACGATACGAAGTACCACCAGCAGATTTATTAATATAAACCATGTGTCCTTCAGTTCGCAATTGGTCAACCATTGCTCTTGGTGATTTCAAATCAAATCTACTTCCTCTTAAAGTTTTCCACCAAACGGGATTACCTTTTGATAATAGATTTAATACTTTTTGTTTCTTAGTTAGCTTTCTAGCCATGTTGTAAACTCCTCAGTTTTTATTTTGGTACCTTTAGTTATCCCTCAATACGAGGCACCATAGTATTGAGTTCTTTTTTTACTTGTTGTGTATATTATACACTAATTCGTATCCTTTGTCAAGCGTTTAATGTAAATAAGTGGGCGGAGGAT